CTGTTGCTAAAAAGAAGGTCGCCAAGGCTCCAAAAATGGTGAAGGGCGGTAAGCCTAAAACTTCGCGGGACGTAGCTTCCGAGAAAAAGCGTAAGGCTTTTGACCGACTAAAAAAGACGGGCAGCAAAGACGCTGCCGTCGATTTTCTACTTAACCGCTAACGCCAAGGAGATTTAAACATGGCTACGCAAACAACAGTTATCGCTATCGGTGAGCGCGAAGACCTTTCCGATGTGATTACCCGGATTGACCCGGATGAAACCCCAATTTATTCCGCGCTCCGAAAGGAAACCGTGAATAACACAACCTTTGATTGGCTTGTTCAAGAACTAGCTGCATCAGTAGCAAACAACTTTGTTGCTGAAGGTGCAGATGCTTCTTTTGCAACACCAACACAAGCAGTACGCTTTTCAAATGTGACACAAATTTCACAAAAAGATGCTGCTGTTTCTGGCACATTAGACAGTGTTGACACTGCTGGTCGTGACCGGGAAACTGCGTTGACCTTACACTAGCGCAGTATAAACCTCGTGAACTCAGGGGAAGCCTAAGTTGAAAGATATGGTAATCCTGAGCCAAGCCCCGGAGGGGGAAGGTGCAACGACTATTCCGCAAGGAAGTAGGGTCAAGTGACCCGAAGCGCGAGGGTCTGCTAGGGCAGACGTGATATAGTCTCATCTTATGTGAAAGCATAAGCAGCCCAAAAGGGCGGTTTCAGTTTAACGAACTGAAACGAAGATAAATGATCAAAAGGTTCTTAAAGGCTTGGAACTGCGCCGAGACATCGAAAAAGGTCTTTGCTCAGACAACGCCAGAGCAACTGGTGCAACCCGCGAGACAGCAAACCTGTCAAGCTGGATTACCAACGTATCTGTTGGAAGTTCTGGTGCTGCACCAACTGGTGACGGTTCAGACGTACCAACTGGCGGCACAGACCGTGACTTGTCACTGGCTCTCATTGATGCGGCGCATCAGGCTGCTTATGAGGACGGCGGCAACCCAAACATGCTCGTTGTATCGCCTGCTAAAAAAGCGACGTTCAGCGACCTGTCTTCAGGTTCAGTTGCTACAAACCAAATCCAATACACTGCTCCACGCGAAGCAGCAATTGTTGGGTCGGTCTCGCTTTATTTAAGTGACTACGGTGAACTTTCAGTGGTCATCGACAGGCAAATCGGTAATGACCGTCTGTATCTTTTGGACAGCGACTACGCTGCGGTCGTCACCCTGCCGGGTCGGAACTTCCTTGTGGAAGATTTGGCTAAAACAGGTGACGCAGCCAAGTTCCAAATTATTACGGAATATGGTTTGAAAGTATCTGCACCGAAAGCACACGGCGCAGTTTACGACCTTAATTAAAGTGCTAGGGGGTAGCTTCGGCTACCCCCATTAAGGTTTTCTAATGAATAAAAGACTAATGAAACGTGACCCCATTACTGGTAAAGAAACTTGGGTTCACTTTAACAACGATGAAATGATTGTTGAAAGCAAACATAACATTGACGGTATTGTTGCTAAAAATCGTGAAGAAGCTAACGAGTTTCGTCCCGGTTCGCTAATAGGGAACACGCAAGCGCATCGACGTAAAGTTGCTGACATACCTGCCGGACTTTATCAAGAACTTGTTCAAAAATTTGGTCAACCTAAAGACAACCCGACTGATTGGCGAAAGTGGTTAAACGATTATGACAATCGTTTTTTCAGAACTGACACAGGACACATCTAATGGCTATCACGACTTATTCCGAGTTGCAGACTGCGATTGCTGAATTTTTGGCACGAACCGATTTGACCAGCGACATCAAAAATTTTATCAGTCTTGCAGAAGCAAGAATGAGCCGTGAGTTAAGCACCCGCAGTCAAGAAAAACGTGTAACTGCTACCACAACTGCTGACGATGAGTTTATAAGTTTGCCGACAGATTTACGGGAAATTCGTGTAATAAAACTTAACAGCAGCCCGCAAAGAGTGTTAGAGTATTATACACCTCAACAATTTTATAAACAGTTCCCTAATGCATTTGGCGGCAAGCCACAAGCATACACAATTATTGGAACTGAAGTTGCATTGCGTCCTGTTCCGTCTGCGGCAGAAACTGTCGAAATGATCTACGGTGAGGGTATAACTGCGCTATCAGATAGTGCAACAACCAACACAATATTAACACGACACCCCGACGCTTACCTTTATGGCAGTCTTACACACGCATACACATTCTTGATGGATGAGCCGAGGGCTTTGCAATACGACCAATATTTTAGTCGAAGCATCGAAGAAATCACAAAAGAAATGGAAAAGTCACGCTTTGGCGGTGGCGGTCTTGCAATGCAAGCAGAGTACATAGGAGCATAAAATGTCTGCACTTTCTGATTACGCCGAAAATAAAATCCTAGACCATATTCTAGGCACATCGGCTTATACATTCCCTTCACAAGCGTACCTTGGTCTAAGCACTGGTTCATTTGCTGACGATAATTCTGGCACTGAGTTAACGGGAAATAATTATTCTCGCGTAGCCATTAACTTTGATGCTGCTTCTGGCGGTACGACTGATAACTCAGCCGCAGTTGAATTTGCAGCCGCAACCGGGTCTTGGGGCGCAGTTTCGCATTTTGGAATTTTTGACGCCTCATCTTCTGGCAATCTGTTAATTCATGGTGCTTTCTCATCAAGCAAAACGATTGGCAGTGGCGACATATTAAAAGTAGCAGCAGGCGACCTTGACGTAACTGCTGCCTAATAGGTGGCATCATGGCTACTAACACACCAAGCCTAGAGCAACTTACAGGCAGTATTGATGCTCTGCCGCACAGCCTAGATTTATTAGACGCCTTACCTTGGGAAAACCCGACCCTTGAGCAGTTGGATGCTTGGGGAGATTTGGACTTTCTTGATGCTTTAGGCAACATGGACAACCTGTCATCGCTGGCTGTCCTAATTGCTCCAACAGCGTCTGCAAGTGTTTCTGTTACTGCAACTGCATCAATTCAGTTTGCGATACCAGTTGATGCCTCTGTTAGCTTTGCTGTCACAACATCTGCTGAAGCGCAAAGAATTACATTTGCGGCAGGTGCTGTAAGCACTGCAATAACAACAACAGGCGCAGCAACGCCCGTCCGTCAAGTTGACGGCTCGGTTAGCACATCAATTACAGAAAGTTCCGTTGCAACACGAGTTGCCACAGTATCGGCGTCTGTAAATGTTGCCACCACAACATCGGCGGCATCTATAAGAATTGCACAAGTCGATGCTTCCGTTACGGGAGCAGCATCGGTTGCCGCAACTGCTGCGTTTATCGCAAAGATGGACGGTGCAGCAAGTATATCAGTTAGCGTAACTGGTTCAGCTATACCAATCAGATTGGTTGACAGTTCTGTCAATACGGCAGTCACAGTAAGCGCATCATATAATGCAGTCGTTTCTGTTGTCGGTACAGCAGACACAGCAATCACAACAACCGCAGGCATCATCGGTGAGTTTGTCATGGCAGGCACAGCCGACCCGACAATCACCGCCACAATAACTGGTGAGTTGCAGGGCGAGGCTTGGAACGTCGTAGCTGAAGGCGGAGAGACTTGGACTGACATCGCTGCTGGTGATGAAACATGGTCTGACGTTGCATTAGGCAGTGAGACTTGGAGTGACATAGCGGCTGCATCAGGAACATGGACGCCGTCATCGGCTGAGTCAGAGGTTTGGTTACGACAATGATTAGATTTGGTGAATGGTTGCCCGACCAACCTGACTTTCAAAATGTCGGAGCAACCGAAGCAAAAAATGTTATTGCCTCTGCTTCAGGCTACACACCTATAAAAGAACTTGAGGCATTAAGCACTGCGGCTGACAATCGTATCCGAGGCATCTTTCCGGCAAAGGATACGAGCAGCAATGTTAAGTTGTTCGTCGGTGATGGCGGCAAGTTATACTTGTTTGACCAGACGGACAGCGGACTTGATGATGTTAGTGTGGGGGGTGGATATTCGTTAACGTCAGAGGACTACTGGCGGTTTGTTCAATTTGGCAGTTATGTCATAGCTGTTGGTGGAACAAACGTGGCAACACAAAAGTTTTTGCTAGGAACTGACACAGCGTTTTCAGCTTTATCAGGCGCACCGAAAGCAAGGTTTGTAGCCAACGTCCGTGACTTCGTTATGACTGCACACATTGACGAGAGTGGTACAACGACACCGTTTAGAGTAAGATGGTCGGCAATCAATGACACAACTTCTTGGACTATTGGAACAAATCAAGCGGACAGTCAGGACATTGCTGACGCAGGTGAAATCACTGGATTGGTCGGCGGAGAGTACGCCACTATCCTATTGGAGCGTGCTATTGTTAGGGCTACTTATGTCGGCACACCTTTAATATTCCAGTTTGATAAGGTTGAAACGACTAGAGGCTGTCAGTTCCCCGGCAGTGTGGCAAACGTAGGACACACAGTTTATTATTTAAGTAACGATGGCTTTTATGCTTTCGACGGTCAGCAGTCGCGTCCGATTGGAGCCGAGAAGGTTAACCGTTGGTTCTTAGGTGAGTTCGACGCACAAAATAGCGACAGAATGAGTTGTGCAGTTGACCCACAACAACAGGTCGTGATGTGGTCATTTGTTAGTAACAGCGCCACAGCAGTCGAGCCTGACAAAGTGTTGATTTATAATTACGCACTTGATCGCTGGTCATATGGTGAGTTTGAGACAGAGTTTCTGGCTCCTTACTTTACCGCAGGCTACACAGTTGAGCAGTTAGATAATATCTCAAGCAGCATTGAGACATTGCCTGCGTCGCTTGACAGCGACCTTTATAAAGGCGGCGGTTACATCTTTGGCGGATCAAAAGATAAAAAGCTGCACAGTTTTACAGGAACGTCGATTGCGGCAACTGTTGAAACAGCAGAGTTTAGTATATCGCAAAAACGTCATGGCATATTAAATCGTGTAATACCAATGACGCAAGGCGGCACAGTAACCGCACAGGTCGGGACTAGAAATCGTCAGACAGATAGCCAGACATTTGGAACAGCATCGTCTTTAAATACTCAAGGGTTCTGCCCGGTTAGAGCGCAGGGTCGGTTCCATATTGTTAGATGTAATCTGACAGGTAATTGGAACTTTGCCCAAGGCGTTGACATTGACGGCAAAGCGTTGGGTGAGCGCTGATGTCAAATCAGTTTAGAACTTTACCGCCAATGGGTGCAGAGCCTCGCCAGATTGCAGAGGTCGTAAACAGAACAGTTGACGGAAAGCTGAACTCAACAGGGTCGGTTACACTAACCGCCAGCGCCACCAGCACCGCAGTATCAGAAGATAGGGCAGGGCCGGACAGCGTAATTTTGTTCATGCCGACAACTGCAAACGCGGCGGCTGAAATGGACGGAATGTTCGTTTCATCGCGTGGTAAGCAGACCTTTACGATTACCCACGCAAATAACAGTCAATCTGATCGGACGTTTAAATATGTCGTCATCGGATGACCTGAAGTTTGCGCCTGTCCCTGTCGAAATGATCGACACGTTTTGGGACAAAGCGCTTGAGTACTTACAACCCGCCATAGATACGGCTGAAGGTAAGATTAAGGCTTACGACCTTTATGTTGATTGCCAAATGAACAATTCAGTTCTTTGGCTCGTTATTGATGGCAGCGACATAATCGCTGCTCTCACAACAAGAATTGTTACCTACCCAAATAAACGCGGTTATGCGCTGGAGTTTTTGGGCGGCAAACAAATGAAGCGGTGGTTCAATCTGGTTTTGGACACCTTAGAAGAAGTTGCAAAACATAATGACTGCACACACTTCGAGGCGTATGGACGCTTGGCGTGGCAACGATGGCTAGAGAAAAGAGACTTCAAGCCAAAATTTGTGCATTACGAAATGGAGTTTAAAGATGGGAAAAGGCGGCAGTAAATCGCAAACCGTAACACAGGTGCAAGAAATACCTCCCTTTTTGCAAAATCAGTTGCAACAGGTATTTGGCGCTGCACAAAATATACAGCCAGCAGTTTTTGCTGGTGAACGTGTTGCGGGGTTTTCACCAACTGAATTACAAGCACAACAGTTGACAGCAGAACGTGCTTTAGCGGGTGATTCGACTGTTCAGCAAGCACAAGGCCTTTTGGGTGGCATTATTTCAGGCGGTTCACAACCAACATACGCTGAAAGTTTTTTGGGCGACATTGCTAGAGGGCAATCGCCAACTAATCCATTTTTACAAACGCAGATTGATAACGCAATTTCTGGTGCTGTAAATCAAGCGGCGTCTCAATATGCGCTTGGCGGTCGTTTAGGCAGTGGTGCATTTGGTAGTGCATTAGGTGCAGGTGTAACAAGTGCGGCAGCACCAATATTAGCGCAACAGGTAGAGGCAGACCGCGCAGCACAAATGCAGGCTGCTGGGCAACTTATATCAGCAGAACAGCAGAACCGCGCTCGTCAAATGCAAGCGGCTGGATTGGCTCCGCAACTTGCAAATCAACGCTTTGCAGATTTAACAGCACTTGAGGCTGTTGGTGGACAGCAGCGTCAACTATCGCAAGCACAAATACAAGCGCAACAAGATTTCATAAATGAATTAAACGCAGCACAGATGTCAAAGTTCGGCGCTCTTGCGAGTGCGGCAGGTTTAACACCGTCAGCTATGAATACGTCAGCCACTCAACCGGGCGTTAGTCCTTTGGCGTCTGCGGCTGGTGGTGGTCTAACTGGTTATGCTGCTGGCAGCGCTTTAGCGGGAACGGGATTAGGTACAGCGTTAGGAATTACTGGCCCAATAGGTGCTTTGGTGGGCGCTGGGTTAGGTCTTTTAAGTTAGGTAGTGACAATGAGTGTTTTGAATAATTTTAATATAAATCCTCAAACTTTAGGCTTGTTGTCAACTGGTTTAAGTTTACTTGAGGGGCAACCCTTTGGTCAGTCCATTCAAACTGGCATAACAAATTTTGCTGCATTAGATAAATTAGACGAAGACCAAAAAAGACGAGCATTGTTGGCACAGCTAATAGGTGGCGGGGTAAACCAATCAACGATGACACCCGCAAACACAACAATAACACCAACAACAAGTCAACCTATGTCGCTTTTAGA